AGTAGTTTAGCTACTAGTTCGAAAGTTTTACGACACTTCAAACGTACGATTGAGCACGTAAAGTTTACTATTAACGAAAATCTTAGTATAAATGATTTCGCGAGGGAGGACGTTATCCTACGATTTACCAAAAGGAGTTGCCCAATGGGAAGTCAACACACAACATTTGTTAAACAGCCTTATCGACGAACGTACTTAAAACAATATTTTGAACGTATGTCGAAAGATAAGACGAAAGTCTTATATGATGACAATGTAGCATCGGTGCTTAAAGAGCAAGGTTATGAGATCGAAGAGTCACCAAGGTCGATTTACCGTGTCTCGAAGCTGTATGAAGCACTGAACATGTATAAGCCAGGAAAAGTTTCACCTGTCATTTAACAGATCCAAAAGTTAAGGCGGGAATATCGTTCGCTTATGCATGTTTCGGAAAACCTAAGGACGTAGAGCCGTTAAAACAGTTACCGTTCACAGTTCAGATGATTGATGAAATCACTAGTAACAAGAGTGGATCTGCTGGCCTTACAAGCTGGGGTAGTACGAAGGCTGAATCTTTGGTGAGAGCTCATCAGAGAGGATTACAAATTCTAAAAGGTCAGAAGAAACCTGAACCTTGTATCGCTTTCACGCGTACACAATTCAACGATAAGACGCGATTGGTTTGGGGATACCCCTATAGTGTCACTGCAATTGAAGGAATGTTTGCAAGACCATTAATTCAAAAGTTTAAGAGGCACCGAACACCAATGGCGTTTGGCATCACAACACTAGAACTTGGGACGAGGTTGAGAGTTAGTTCGTATAACAAGCGTTACGCATATGGCACCGATTACAGCGGTTATGATGCAACGATAAGTGCGAACCTAATTTCGACAGCCTTCAACATTTTAGAGTCGTGGTTTGATCTGGAGTTAGTAGAACCGGAGTCGGGACAAAAGTATAGCACGATATGGGACATGATTAAGAAGTATTTCATTTATACTCCAATTGTCATGCCTGATGGTTTCGTCTATTACGGAAAAGAGTTCGGTATACCTTCAGGGTCTTACTTCACGCAACTGATCGGCAGCATTGTTAATTGCATTATCCTTGGAACGATAAGTGCAGAGTTCAACTTGTTTGTTGACAAGAGGGACGCTTTGTTGTTAGGCGACGATGTTCTATACTGGTCAAATCGAAAGGTTGAACAGACCCATGTAGCACATTATATTACTAGAACCTTTGGGATTAAAACCAATGCGTCTAAGTCTGGATTCTTCAGATATGATGAGGCAGTTAAATTCCTAGGTCGAGTTTGGGAGAATGGAATTCCAACGCTCGATGAGTCAGAAATATTGAAGAGAATGGTTTATGTTGAATCGTTTCGGAAGTACTCTAAGGACAAAGAAAAGAGGGAAAGGGAAGTGAGAATGTTACTACTATCTTATGCTTCAGTCTATAGGCAAGCATTTAGTGTGTACATCAAAGCGTTGGGACCAATTAGTAGGTACCACGTGCCAAACATGAGTATAGAAGAATTCGTATACTCGACGGGCAGGAAATCAGGTAAATGGG